CAACAACGAATCTGCCCAGCGGACGGTTATCAACAACACAGAGTTTTCCGGCTACTACAACGAGGAAAAGATATTCACCCTGAACAAGGATGAAACCGTTACGAAGAAAACCACGGTGGACGGTGAGCTTACCGTGGGTAAAACGAAGTTCGTTCCCATGCCCACGGCATCCGAGGGGCTGAACATTGTTATTCTGGACTAAGGAGGTGCGGCTATGGCTGTTTTTACAAGTGATTCTTATGACGGCAGATATATGCAGCTGAGTATTTCGGAAAGTACGGACGCTGTTTCCAACACCTCCACGCTCTACTGGACGCTCAGCTCCATCGGCGGCTCTTCAACTTACTACACCATTGACGCCACCACGGTGACCATCAACGGCGTCAATGTATATTACAAAGACAGGACTGCGTGGAGCGACCGCGTTTTTCCGGCGGCGAAAGGTTCTGTCAGCGGCAGTCTTGTTGTTCCGCATAACGGCGACGGCACAAAGACCGTGTCCGTGGTGTTCAGCACCCGTGTGTATATCTTCGGTTCGCTGGATTACGGCGGTTCCATGACGCTGACCAATATCGACCGCACCGCGCCGACGGTGTCCTGTTCTGTCAGTGCGATTACTGCCAGCGGCTTTACCCTCATGGCAAGCTCCTCTGCTGTAGCGGATATCTGGCAGTACAGCATAAACGGCGGTTCCAGCTGGACGCAGTTCTCTACGGTAGCCGCGACGAGCACCGGTGTGGCCGTTTCGGCTTTGCAACCCAACACGACCTACTCGATCAGAGTCCGGGCAAGAAAACGCTCCAACCAGGTATATGGGTATTCCGGCACAGTGAGCGTCAAAACCCTCGGTGGTGCGGCCGTCAACAGCTGCGACACGGTGATTGCCGATGCCGCAGCCGTTTCTTTGACAATGAGTGTAACTGTGTACAACGCCGCCTATTCCAACTATGTTACGATTAAAAGCGGCTCTGTTACCATCGTTTCATTTGCGGCGCAAAGCTGGGCGGTCGGTACAGCGAATAGAACGATCACACTGACCTCCGACCAGCGGACGGCGCTGCTGAACGCCATGTCGGAGGTGAAGTCCTTCGCGGCGACCGTGGAGCTGGTAACGAAGAACGGCACGGAGCAAATCGGCAATGCGTCTGCCTGCGCTTGTGTCATTCAGACCACGGAAGCAAACTCTACGCCGACCATGACCGTCTTTTCCGTTCGTGATAGCCGCACCACCACTGTTGCGGTGACGGGCAACAGCCAGCGGTTCATCCAAGGCTATTCCTATGTCTATGTCACGCCCGGAACGGCAACGGCGAAAAACGGTGCGTCCATCGTCAAATACGCCGCCACCTGTAACGGCGTGACCTATTCCAATACCACAGGCGATGCACTGAATCTCTACACGGTCAGCAAGTCCG